AATTGGATTCTCTGGAGTATTGTCTTCTGGCATATTACTGTCAGTAACAAAAACTTGGAACAAGTAAGATTTCTTCTTCCAGTACTTACGACCCATATCTTCCAAAGATTTATCTTTGAACCATGGACGAAATTCTGCAAGGATAGGGCAGCTATATTCCTTGCCATACATTTCCATACAAGGAACTTGCACAGTTGTTGGCTTGCTGCTAGTTTCGCCCTTAATACCAGCAAACGGCAATTTGATCATTGCACGTTCAACCCAGAAAAAGGTATTATCTGGATTTCCGTCAGGTAGGAAACGTACTGTAGTAGTACTACCTTCGGGCATGTTCCAGTGGGGGTAAATTGCGTTGTCTCCACCGGATCCGCCACCAGTGTTTTGTTGAGATGATGCTTGAAGTTTTGCGCGAATTTCTGCTAATGTTGCCATAATGATTTTTCCTTAATAAATGTTAAATTATGCCATTCCTTAAAAGCCAACTGACTTAAAAGAAAAACTGTGCATAGCAACTACTATACACAGTTTTATTTATCAATGCAACTTAAATTGCATTAAATTTCGGTTTATTTTGCCAAACCTGCTAATTTTTTAATTGCTTCTAATGCTGTTTCTGGAAGTCTTGGATTTTTCCATACATCGGCTCCAGCATTCTTATTACGTTGGTCAGTTGCAGCCTGTGCTGCTTGTTTACCCGGCTCTTGTGATTTACGTAAGTATGCAGGGACTTCTTCTGGTTTTGGACCACCTTGTACTACTTGACCTTCGTCAGTTGGCTTTTCAAAAGAATCAACTTTTGATTTAATATTGCCTACAAGTTGCTTCATACGAGATAGCATGTCGTCATCTCCGGAATGATTGTTAGTTGCTTTCCATTCATTATTTTTCTTTTCCATAAATGCAATAGCCATTTCTCTTGCCTGTTCTCCCATTGCCTCACCGAATTTTTCTTCTACTTCTTTTTTAACTTCAGTAGCAATATTTTCTTCTGCTCGGAAAGGAGCAACTCCTTCGTTGGACATGTTATAGAAGCTCTTAACTTTTTCCGCAACCATTTTAGTCATTTCTGCACGACTATTTTTGCCTTCTGCAGGCATCATTGTGTTAGCTGGGCCACCCATTTCTCCGTTCTCTGCCATACCCGGTGGTACTTCTTGTTGAGGAGCAGCAGCTTTTGGTTGCTGTGCGGGTGCAGATGGTTCTGGTTTTGTAGGAGCAGCCTGTTTTGGCTCTTCTGGATTATCATCAGACATGCCGTCGATACCAAGGGCCTGCATCATATTATTTGCCTGATCACCTGAATAAGTTTTTTCCATCCAGTTTTTCAATGCAACTAATCCATTTTGTTCAGGATTATTTTTTTGTACATCTTGAAGATAATCTTGCAAGTCATTTGGAAAATCTGATCCCTGACCTTCCGGATTAACTGATCCATTTAGCCAGTCCCATGCACCGTCAAGTGGTAGAAATTTATTTTCTAATTCGTTATCAATATTTGTTTTTAATTGATCTAATTGATCAGGTGTTAATGTTTGATCTTCAACTGAATCGGCCCATTCTTCAAATTGAGCAAATGCACTTTCTTTAACCGCATCATCGCACTCGCAAGGGTCGCAATGACATTTTTCACATTCGTCGTCTTTTTCTTCTTTAACATAATCGTCGAGATTAACTTTGTTTGTCTCACTCATAATTCTATGTAACAATGGAAAAAATTCAGCTATTTCTTCTTTAAAACTAGATTGAGTAAACTTACTCTTATAATCTTCCATTGTAACTGGATCTAACTCATCAGACATCATATCTGGTTCGCTGAAAGTTTCCATCCAGTTTTCATAGTGGTGTCTTTTGCCAAGTGCTTCAACTTGCATCTTTAATTCTTGTAATCGGCCTATGGCTCGGTCTGTAATACCTAATGCATCATCGTGCAATGAAGCTGATTTAACTGTTCTTTGAAATTGCCCTAATTTTGCAATTTCTTCACTCATTCGAATAATTGCCTTGCCCGCTGCATCATGCGGAATACCACCGTGATCAACGTGTTGTGCCATAGCAAATGCACCTGCTGTGTGGATGAACGGATATTTAAAACGTTCACCGTCTGCATTCTGGATAAAGATTGCCTTGATGTGTTTTGGTTGACTTCTGCTACCAGCATAAGTTTCTTGAAAATCGTCTTTGTGACGGACAATAACCTGAGTAGAACCTTTAACTGCTCTACTTGTTTTCTTGGTATTTTTTTGCCATTTTGATTCGTTCATTGTTGTCATATCGGGTTCTTCCTGTTTTGGCGCTTGAGTAGTGGCCAGGTGTTTGAAATCATTTTTATCAAGATTTGTTTTAGCAATATCGCGTGTATCAAAACGTAATAGTCTGCGCATAGCAAAGAAACGCATTTCTTTTAAAAAACTATACCATTCTTGTTTTGCAGGATCATCTTGATTTTCTGTAATACCTTGACTGTAGTAAACTTTTAAACTACCTAGGTCGCCTAAACTAATACTGACACGGCCTAAGTTATTTCCTTCGCTTACAAAGTCAAAATCATAGTATCTTGCGTATGCAGGATCAATAGTCACTGCACCCGTTTCGTCTCCCATTTCTAAATTGGAAAAACGACTACGAATTTTGTCGAATAAATCTTGACTGATAATTTGGATGGCTTTCATATGATATATTTATTATTAATATGAACTAACGTAGATCGGCATAGGAAGATCGTGTTCTTCAAAACCAGTATGATCTCGCATTTTTTCGTATATCAATGGATCCCAATCTTGTAAAATTATAATCATACGTATAGCTAATAACATCGAAGATACAAGATCGTCGTGTTGTCCTGATTTAGCTTTAAATGTAATACCCGAAGCAACAAATGACTTTAATTCTGATACTAATGCCTTACTATGTATAGTGATTTTTTTAGTTTCAATAAGATGTTTTAGTTTTGCGCAAGCTGAAATTTTAGCAGCATGTGTTGTATTAAATCCCTTACGAAATCTGCGAACATGTCCTTTTTTAATAGGTTCACTTAAAAATAACCCCGGAAAAGTTTCTTCTCCTAATTCATTAATAGCAACTAATGCACTTTCTCCTACCGTGTTATTTTCTACACTGTAGTATATACTAGGTACCATTCCTGTATCCAAACACTTATCTTCAATATGCTTAATCATATCTCGCATAACTTTAACTTGGGCTTGAATTGGAGTCATATTATGATTCCATTCTGCAACTTGTATCATTGTGGGCAATTCAATAATTTCAATAGCTGCATAATCTCCGCCTGTACCTAAGCTAGGATCTAAACTAACAATATAGGTGCAATTGGGATTAATCTTTTTATACCACCTTGCTTGACCCATCTTCATTATGGGTTCAACACCTTCCATATTGAATAATGTAACACTGTGTATTAATGTTTCATCAAAGATCAAAAACTTACATTCGTGTTCACGCTCAAATCTTTCTATACCAACTCTACTACGTTCTTCATTTGCCCATGTTTCGTCTCGATCAGGATGTTGACTCCAAATAGCCATATACGGATAGAATCCGTTGCGACCTAAGTCTGTAGTATTTCCGTGTTCGTCGAATTTTTTATTAGCTTCGTTCCAAATTTGTGCAAACTGGTCCTCATCACTGTTTGGTGTTGATGTAATAATTGCCTTACCACCTGTGGCTAGTGTAGGCGAAATAGAAGTCCAGAATTCGACGGCAATATTGGGTTCTACATATGCAAACTCGTCACAATATAGTAGAGATACAGACATACCACGACCAGTTGTTTCTGTTGTTGTTTGTGCAACAATACGTGAACCATTATCAAATTCAATACTTTGTTTATTGTAGCTAGTAACTCCCGCTCGAATAAAATCTGGGCACGTTTCATATGCATATCGCAAGCGTTGCATAATTTCCTGAGCACCTGTATACTTGTGGGCACAAATTAAAATAGTACTGTTGTCTACAAACATTGCGTACCAAAGCAAATATCCCACAGCGGTGGTTGTTTTACCCATTTGACGACCTAGCATGTTTACACTAAATCGATGTGTGTGATAACTTTCTAACAAGTAATCCTGATATCCGTAAGCATCGTATTTTATCTTACCTTTTTTAGGATGTTGTATATAAAAGAAATTCTGTAAAAAGTATTTTGGGCCTGTTTTGGGATCGCGACACTTCATTAAATCTTCAATATCTTTTTCCGACCAACGCTGTTGAGTGTTAGCCTTTTTAATAAGTACGCCGTCTAAGTTTTTTGATGCCATATGATTATTTACCGGTAAAAATAGGCTCCGTAGAGCCTATTTGATTACTATACACGAGTATTATTCGTTTACAAATTGTTGGTATTCTTTCATTAACGACTCGAATGTTGAAGCATTGCCCTGTGGTGCTGTTGTATGTCGACCTTTGCCAGCACCTGGTTGATTTTCGTGTTGAGCATATTCTTCACTATCAAATGATTTTGTAGGAAACGCTTCTGCAGGACTGTTATCATAAACACCATCCATACTTTCGTCGGTTTCTTCTTCTTTATCGCCCTCGTCACCTTGGATTTGATCCATATCTGGATTCATTTTATCTGCAAAACTACGCATTACTTCTGCATCGCTTGCTGCTGGACCAACTGCTGCAACTGGTTCAGATGTCATTACAGCGGGCTCATGTTCGACACC